TTGCGGGAGAGGATTCTTTCGGCTGCCTGGATGTAATCCTTGGGCATATCCTTGTTGAAACGGCCCCAGGAAGCCAGGTGAAAGGCGCTTGAAAGGTTGCTGGGGCAAAAGAGGGCGCTCCAGAGGTGAAAGATCACCCTCCGGGTAGGGTTGTAGGGGACTTTCCCGCTGAGAACCACGGGAGCAGGAACGCCTAAAGCACGCAAGCCGACAGTGCCAAGCCGACGGCGTAGGTCAGCAAGCCACAACTGGAAGGTGTCTTCGGGGGGGGCCACTTTGGAGAGTGTGAGAAGAGCCTCCGGTGGGAAGGAAGCCGAATCATTAGTAAGTTGCTTATGATTAGCATGATTACGAAAGCCTGACACGCTTCCCCTTGTGCCATGCCCTTCCCCCTCCCTTGTGGCTTCCTCCTGGACACACTCCCCACAGCTTTCCCCTTCCGTTTCACTCTCGCGCATACCGCGCAAGGTATCCGTGCGCGGCCTAGTTTGCAGTCAAATCCGCGCAAACTTTTTTCGACTATTTTGCGCGGCTTTTCCTAAGTGTCTAGTTTGCAACGCCTTGCAATGTGAAGAAAAGCGTTGCACTTCTTTGGCTGTTTGGTAGGCTTGTGTCCAGTTGAGCGCGGCCCAGTAAGCCGGGTTCACGGGAAGGAAATTGTGAGAATTGCAGACGATCAGCGACTTGTGCGGGTGGTGAATCAGTTTGGCAGGGAGCTTCCTATCTATGACGATGGTTTCGGGCCTCTTTGGGTGCATCGTGATTCAATGGGGATTTCCGGGATTGTTCGGGCGCGAACTTGGGAGGACGCCTACGGGATTTGTGAAGACGAGTTTTTTTCCTCCTGCGATCTCACACGGGAGGAACTTGTTAAAGAGTATGGCTTCCGGCGGCGGCACGCGAAGATCGTGCGGGAGGCTTCCGGGGTGGAGCGGGAGGCGGTCGAATCGGATTACCCTTTCGACAAGTCCGGGGTGGTCTTCGTCCGTTGGGACACCATCGAAACGGCTGATCCTGAAGCATGGCCGGAAAATGAGCTTTTCCAGGAAGCCTACGGCTTTCGACCTAACGGGCGGGGTGGTCCTACTCCTGACAAGGATTTCGGGATCTATTGCAAGGACTTGAACGGTGAAAGCTTGGAGCCGCTGACAGAGAAGTTATGCGCGGATCTAGGTTTGAAGGTTGAACTTGCCAGCGAATAACCGAGGGAAACACTATAAAACTAGCCGCTAACCGCAAAAACTTGAAAACTCACGCCAAGGCATTGCTTGGCAATAACTACGCCCCGGAAGTCGAGAAGGCATTGATTGTAGAATGCCTGTCTGGATTTGTCCGGGATACCACGCCGGGCGGGCGTCCCTTTGGGCATATTTCGCACGATAGGGCCGCGCACTTGAACCGCATTGGGAAGATCCTTGGCACCTATGGGACGGAGGGAATGCTTCTCGGGAAGGGTGGGGAGGATCTTTCCGGGACGTGCTCCATGAACGGGGTCCGGCTGGACTGCCAGTATTGCAACGCGGGGGACAGCTACGCCATGACGGTTATGTATGTGAACGGGCGCTTGTGCGTCGGGGACTGGGGTTCCCTTGTCGAGCGCCTGTAGTGGGTCCGCCCTGCCCTTTCCCATTCCGGGAGAGGGTAGGAGCGGGCGCATTAGAGCGCTTGGCTTTCCGGTAGGCTTTACCGGGTGAAACTATGGGTGAAACTATGGAAGCGACACTTGAGAAGGCGGTGACGGAGCGGATATGGGGGGCGGGCGAGTTTGCCCGTGCCTATATCAAGACAGCTCTTTGGAGTTCAACCGAATACAAATTCGGGGAGTGCCCTTGCTGTGGGCGGGTGGCCTTGCTGAACAAGCTGCCAGAGGAGGAATTTGATCAAGAGCTTATGTGCGATGCGCCGGGGTGTGGAGTGCGGGAGGCGCAGCCGGAGCCAATGGACGACAATTACGACGAGACGGACATTGCCCCGGAAGCGTTGGCTTCAATGCTGGCGGACTGCGCCCGCTTTGAAGCTGAGCAAGGGGAGACTATCCGGGCGGCTATTGAGACGGGGGAGGTGGTTAGCGTGCCGGATTTCGGGGCGCTTGGCCGTGCCGGACACGATTTTTGGCTTACTAGGAACGGCCACGGGTGCGGATTTTGGGACGGAGACTGGCCGGAGCCTATGGCGGACACGCTGACGAAAGCGGCCAAGGCGTTTGGCGAGTGCAACCTTTACGCGGGAGACGATGGGCGGCTTTACCTCTGAAACTCTATGCGAACGCATAACTTGAAACGAATTCAGGCAGCATTGAATTGATTCCCCCGTCCGCCCTTCCCTTCGGGGGAGGGCGGGAGGCGCGATCAAGCGCGAAACAACCAACAGGAAAACTATGACAAAACAACAGGCAGAAAACCGGGCGAGACTCTTTGAACGGCTGGCCAGGCTGGGGTTCAGTTACAGCGAATCCGAAGCCCTGATCCGAATTGAGCGAGCACTGCAACGCTGGGGGGAACTTGAATGCGGCGACGGGAACGATCACGGCTCATGGGCGATTGAGCGGGACGAAGAGACGGATAAACCTTTTATGGTCCGGCACTTCTACCGGCACGGGCGTGGGGCGGATACGGTGACGCGCTCCCCTATTGCAGACCGTGAAAAAGGAGCCTTGAAGCGGCTTGGCCGGATTATCGGCAACAGGAATACCCGCAACTGGGTTGGATTCAGCGGACCGATTCAAGAGTCGCCTGGATTCTTGATTGCCTATCACCAAGGCGATTGCCGGGGCTGTAATCTGTATCTGGTCAAGGCGGAGGACTTGAAAGGGCGCAAAATTGATGAGTCCTACACTGTGGGGCTTGCGGTTTGCTGCTAATCCCTCCCGTTGAGCCGGGGCGCTTTGCCTGCGGTTCACCGGGCGGGATCCGCTCCCCCGTGTATTGTGCGCGGGGAAACTTGATGGGAAAACATTATGACGACACTGCGATCAATGGTTCACGAGCTGACGCCAGAGTTCAGCTTTGCGGGGTTCACCTTCCCGAAGTGGGTTTTCAGCCTACCCAGGGGGAGCAAGGCTAAGAGATTGACGGCGGCGAAAAATCCCGTTTGCGGGCCTTACTATCACGCGCCCAAGCCGGGAGGAGGGAAAGGTTGCGGCTTTTACCTCGAATCCGATGGCGCACTTTCTTTGCGCTGGCAATGGGCGGACGAGGTTAGCGAGGCGCATATCAAACATACCGGCTGGTATTCCGACGAGCACGGAGACAGCGAAAAGATTCGCGGCCTTGTCTTCCGGCTTCCGAAGTCTCGCGGCTTCCTTGCTGGCTGGTCTATGGGGGAAGGCATGGCCAGCGCATTGGAGTGCGACATTTACGAGACAGAGCGGGAGGCCGCGCTTGCTGCGGATTCCTTGGCGGAGAACGTGGCAGAGCGGGAGCGGGAGTATCAGGAAGAGGAAGAAGCCAAGCGGGAAGCTGAAGAGGCTGCCAGCTTGACCGAATTCTGCGAAGAGGTTGCAGCCTAACCAATCAAACCCATGCGAACTTTTACCCTTACAATAACCACTGAAAACGCCGCTTTTCACGACGACGAAAGCCCCACGAGCGACGACGCCGCCAAGGCTGAAATCGCCCGCATCCTGCGCGACGCTGCGAAGCATGTTGAAAACGGCTCCGATGGGCGGACGTTGCACGATAGCAACGGGAACCGCGTTGGCCGCTTTGACTGTGCCGACTAACCAATCAAACCCTATGCCTACACGCACCAAAAAGCGACTTGAAAGCCTACTCCCCGGAGGAGTTCCCCGCTTCGTCCGTTGCTATGACAACGGCGGAGAGACTGCCGATAGGTTCACCGCCGTCTTTTCGGGACGGCATTCGATGGCCAGGACGCACCGCGTTTGGCCATACCTCGCCATGAATTGCTCCCCGCTTCACCCTCAAGGCTTCGGCCAGCACGGCGAGACGCGAGACAAACCCTGCGACACTGACCGCTGGGGCTTCCCCGTTGCGATGGGGCGCAAGAACCATCTTGGCAGGCGGATTCCTTTTGGAGATTTGCCAGAGGGTTGCCGCAAGCTGGTCATGCAGGACTATCTGGAGCTGTGGGATCTGAAAGGGGGTGGCAAGTGAAGCCTCTCCGCAACTTCACAGTGCGCTACATTTCACCGGAGGGACGCCGTGGAACGTGGCTCCCGGCAACGGATGACCTGTTCCGCACTGCCAGCGAAGCTATGGATTTTGCAGCGAAGGAGCTTGGCGCTGGCTACCGTGTCACGTCTGCCTATGAGAGTGAATCCTGCAAGCGTGCAAGATTACGACGCGAGAAGCAGGAGGCTTCCAAGTGAAACCCCTCCTAGAATTCGCCTCATGGCTACTCTTTGGCCTCCTCGCCTGGGTGTTCGGCTGGAAAGATACGGACCACGACAAAGGACTCTGAGAATGGACACCTCCCGCGTGACAGGCGGGAGTAGTCCGCGCTCAATTACGGGCCGGAAAACAACTGATAGGAAAACATTATGAGCCAACTTAGTTTCGACGGATTCGGGATCAATGGTCCCGACAAATACCGCACCAGACTCGCAACCTTTACCAACGACGAGGCCGGGAAAGCCTACGGGAAGTTGTTCGAGGCATCGCCTGACTTGTTGGCCGCGTTGGAGTTGGATCTTACATTTCACAGTCGTTACCTCTGCGAGTCCAGCCTTCCAGAGTTCCGGCAGGCTGGCTACACTGGAACATCTGACGGGAAAAGCATGAAGCGGTGGTTGGGCGAGTTGAAGGACGCTGCCATCGCCAAAGCTACGGGAGGTGCCAAGTGAGGCACCACGAGGAAATCTACAACGGCCCCCGCTATCACAAGCCCCTTGAAGTGAGGGGTGACTGCGGAGCCGGTTCAGATACCGAATCAGCCTTTGCCCGTGGCCGGGAGATGTTTAAGGCTGGCCGAAGCTATGCCTCCTTGACCGCTCGCAACAAGACACTCCTCGACGCCCTCCGAAAAGGCTACAACTGGCAGAAGAAACGCTCGAAAACCCCATGAAATCCACCGCCCACGACGAAGCGGAAGCCCTGCGGAAACGCTCGGAAGCCTGGTTCCGCAACTACATCGCCACCGGGACCATCTCTGACGAGGAGATTCTGTCCATACCTGACCCCACCGAAAAACCCGTGCAGCCTTTCATCCGTGAGCCCTGACCAATACGCCCGCCAGAAGGAGCTTCGGAAAGCGAAGTTGGCCAACCCTTCCCGGTATCTCTGCGACTGTGGAATGCCCGCCGTCCGCATGAAATGTTCCTCGTGGATATGCCAGCGGTGCCTAGACCTAGAAGCGCAGTTCTACGGACTCAACGTCGAAGGCAAGAAAATCAGCCTGCCCCGACACGGGGCTTCCCCTCAATGACCCCTAAAGAGCTCAACTACACAGCCTCACTCGTCGCCAGGGGACTGGTGATGAACAACCCGACCAAGCGGACTCTTGAACACCTCGCAGGCCCGCACTCTGAGCGAATCATCTACCTTGTCTGGAAGCGCTCCCGCCTGAACGCCCGCGTGGCTCTTGCCATCCCTGACGCTTGGAAGGAAATCGCGGAAGACTATGCCCTGAAGCGAATACTAATGGGAGCCAGCACCCACCAGAAGATTCGCAAGGCGCGGGCCACCTTCGTCGGCGCTACCAGAGCAGCCTACAAAATAACCTGACCCGGCGCGAACTACAGGCGGAAAAGAATGACCCGGCAGGAATTACCCTGCCGGGTTTTTGGTCTTCGTGGTTGCCTGACGCTGACTGACCTGCCAGCTAGGGGCGTATGAGAAACGCTGTCAGAGTTCGACACTGCACGATTTGTCTAATCGCGGTCGCGGCCAGGGAGGCTCGCAAAAGCGATGGCTGTTGATAGCACGATGCAGAGGAGGATGCCAAGGAGGAAAAGGAGTTTCATGGGATGATGGTGTAACCGAGCTTGCGATAAACCTCTTCACGGGCCTTTGAATGCTTGCCCATCAGTGGATGAATCTTGGCGTCATTGAAGTCAAAGATTTGCCCGTGAGTTTTCCCTTGGAAACTTCGCAGGACGCGCCCTGTCCGCTGCTCCATTCTAGCGGCTGACTTCCCGCCTGACACCATCACCAGAACCTCTGCGTTTGGCAAATCCAAGCCCTCGTCTGCTAAGGAGGTAGCTATGAGACACCTCACAGAGCCCGCTGTAAAAGCCTCCAGCGCCTCCCTCCTTGCCTTAACACCCATAGCTGAGTAGCAAGGCACCGCTCCAGGGATTGACGCTGCTAAAGTCTGCCCGTGCTCGACCTGATTGACCAGCACTAAGGTTGGCTTCTCGTTGATGGCCGCTTGAATGGCAGCCGCGTTGCGAGCCTTGTTCTGGATGATACCCAGCTCGACGCACGTTTGAAAGGCAACCTGACCCCACAGTTGCCCTTGATCGCCACTCCAATAGCGTTGCCGGATGCGAACCACCCGATCAATTTCCCGGTCAATCGGTTCCTTTAGGTCGGGGTCTGTGGCATCGAGCCAGCGGACGACTGCCGGAGCGAGGTTGTTCTGAACGTGCTCGCGGGAAATGACGTGCATCTTCTCGCAGTAGCGCATGAAGACGGCCAGCAACGCGGGGTCTTCTGGTGGTGTCGCCGTCATCAGCCAGATGGCACCTTTACAGGTTTCAACCTGGGTCTGCCATGTAAGTGCGCTTGCAAGGTGATGAGCCTCATCAATGACAAGAACATCCCGGTCACTCCAGTCAGTAGCTGCCGCAGCGCAGGCTATGCGAATATCCTGCTTGGCGACCAGCGGGAAGGTATCTATCGCCTTCTGGGCTTGCTGGCACTGCTCCTTGGTATTTGCCGCCCAACCGATGCGGACCTTGCGCCCCCTCACACGACTCTTGATGGCCATGTCCAAAGCGTAAGCCAGCATGAGAGTTTTCCCTGAACCTGCTGGAGAAATGATTGCCCCCCGCTTCCTCCGTGAGAGCCACTCTGCGGCTTGATGCTGATACGGCCTTACAGAAAAGCTCATACCTTCACCACTCCCAATCCAGCAAACGCCTCACGGAACCGCTTCAGGTTCGGCCCCATGTAGGTGACGACAGAGCCTTTCGTCACACCTTTCTTCACGGAGCCGTCCGGCAGGAAGTAGTTGGTGCGCGGTTGCAAGTAGCACTGCGGGAAGTCCAACAGCGGACGAAACCATTGCTCTGAAGTTGCGGCATAGGTGATGCAGCAGGCGGAGAACACAGCCCCATCCGACACGCTTCCAACCAGCTTGTTGATCCAGAGCGGATTGTTCTCACGGCTGAACGGGTGATTCATAAACACGTTTCCATACCAGTGCATCTCTAAACCCTGACTGGAGAGAAAGCGTTCCGCCCTAACAAGCTGGTTGGCGGTTTCGCTTGAGGCTGGGTCAAGATGAATCCTACCAAGCGTTTTCCTCGCAGCCTCAATGATGAATGGCGGCGTGTAGTATTCGTAGTCGCCAGAGTCCTGATTGATTAGTTGTGCAGCATTCATCTCAATGTCTTCCCCTCAAAAAGCGGCTCCCATCAGCGGTCCCAGAAGCCTCCATGTTGCGAGCAAATGTCTCATCATCCACCGTCCTCGGAAGCGACCTCACCGAGTTCACCTTCACACCCATCGCTTCGGCATATTTGGAGGAAGTCTCTGAAAGCCTGGGCTTGCCAGAACCCTTCCCACGAGGCTCGAAAGCACCCACCTCAATGAGCCATGCGTCCAACTTCACCGCCAGAGCGACAGCCCGCTTGTGTGATAGCTTGTGCAAGCAACAGTTCAGGCCGAACCCTGCGCCATCCCTTGTGATGACATCCAGTCCAGCAGCCTCGGCGGTCTGGTATCCAACCAAAGACTTGTAAGGGCCAACCAGCAGGCAGTATTTGCCGTCATCTTGCTTGGTGACGTGGACGTGGCGGAGGCTCATAGCGACAACTCCATCTGGCCCTTCCACGGGGCCGCGTTGTGGTTCTTCAGCAGCGTCTCCGCCAAGGCCCGACTCTTCAAGCGCCACCCCCACACGATGCGCCCCTTCTGCTCGGCTCGCTGGGAGTTCCTCCAAGCGCCGGTCTTCTCGATGATGTTGGCTCGGAGTAGAACCTTGAAGGCGTTCCCGATTGCGTTACGCGAATCGGGTGGCACGTTGCTGAATGCTTGCTCGTCCGGCCAGAACATGTCTCCGTGGTATTGAAGAGCCGCATCCACGATGCCAACAATCGCCGCCCGAAGGTCGTTCGGCTTGAAGGCGATTTGCAGAGCCAAGCCGTCAGTCGTCTTCATTTAGCAGCCTTTCGCGCCTTCAATCTCTCAAACGCCGCCTTCAAAGCGAGCCCGCTCCCCAGCAGCGGCTCCACCGGCTCACCTTTGTTGCACAACCACCGATAGACGACACTCTTGGCAATCTTCTGTCCGGTGATCTTGAGGTATTCGTCGGCGAGCATCTGGCCGGTGATGCCAGCCTTCAATCCTGCGCGGATTGGCGACAGGTAGTGTTCGGAGAACTTTTGGGAGGATTGCTTCTTCATTGTTGAGGTCACAAATATGATACTGGGTTCTGAAGGTCAAGGCTGTTCGACTAGGTTCGAACGATTTGTTCACTCCACCCGACCCCCTCACGCTTCACGATGCTGAACTCGAACATTGGGAACAGTCGCGCTGCCACCTTCATCTTGATCAGCGCGTCCTCGCGTTGAAATCCTTTTACATCAATGAGTGTGAGTTTCCCGCTGGCGTCGAGCACCGCGAAGTCTGGCGTGAGGCGGCAATCGTCAGCAATTTTAACGGTGAGGTTCTGGACACCAACCCAGACGTTGTTTGGCTGGGCTCGAAGGTGATGGAGATATGCCCGCTCAGTCTTGTTCAGCTTGTCCTCGTCGTGGGAAGGCTTGATAGAGAAGCTGTTGACGTTCTCTGGCTCCCTGCGGTCCAGCCGTTGAGTCTTCTTCAACTGCTCTTTCTGGATGGACTCTGCGATAAGGCCAATGGGAGCGGACTTCTTTTCACGTTTGCGCAAGACTTCGGCGTTGTGGGCGAGCGCATCAGCAGGGGTCCACTGGGAGAATGGTTTCATGGTGGTTAGTTGACTGCTTGAGACATTACCGGAGGCTCAGGCAACGGCTTCCAATGCGTCGGCTTGTAATCGTCGTCGGTTAGGAGTTGGCCGTCCCATTTCTCGCCGTCCCACCAAGGATCTCTGTAGGTGTTTCCCCAAAGCCAACCGTCAACATCATCGGCACGCCCTCCAATCCAGATACCTTTGCCGTCCCAAAGCCAGACGATTTGATCCAGCGGCGGCAGGTTTTCATCGCTGACCAGCTCCCAGTTTTCGCCAATCATAGCTTCGCCTCCTACTTCAAGGTCAAAACCCAGAAGCGTTCCTTACGGTTGTTCCCTTCCGCACGCTTCGCCTCGACGTAGTTGCTGAGAGGGTGCTTCTTCACGGCTCGCATGACGGCAGCTTCTTGAGCGCCAGCCTCTCGGGGCGGCTCGGCAGATTTGAAGGTGTCAATCTCCTGAATCAGGTTTTCAATGGTTGTGCTTTTCACACGCCGCACAGCAGTCAGAATCTTCCGCTGAAAATCTGTCAGGCCGTCGTGGGGGGAAATCTCGTGGAGTCCAACAACCCACTCATCACCTCCGCCAAGGCCGCACTTCTGAAGCCTTTGCACCTTAATAAAGTTACCAGAGTTGGACTTCACCACGGCATCAAACCTTGCGACACCTCGGACGGCTGGCCTGACAGTGACAGTCATTCCTATTTTCACATCTTCGATTCTCATTCGTTTCTCCTTATCAGGTATCCCATTTCGTATGCCCACGCGGGATGTTCGTGGATTCTCCGGTGGCAACTGTCATCAATCGCCAGGAAAAACTTCTTCTCACAGAGCAGCTTTCCACGACCCTTCTTGTGGTGAATCTGCGTGGACTGTTCCTTGCCGCATACCTCGCAGAGCTGGTGCGAAATAAGATACTCCACCCGAACCCTCTGATAGTCCTTCAACAGCTTGCGCATCTGCGGGCTGCACTTCCTGACAGGTTTTTGGCGCAGCTTCTTCTTGGCAGGCTTCTTCTGCGGACTCCTTGGGTGCAACCCTTTGCGAAGCTTCGTCCACAAAGCTGGGCGGGTTTTCTTCTGGTAGCCTCGAAGGGGCATTTATGCGATCTGGGTTGGTTTATTCAACTGTTCTGCGGATTGAGTGGTTTGCACTTATTCAAGCCGACCGCTTTTGCGTGTCGGGTGCAGAGTGGCAGTTCGCCACGGAGCGAGCTTTTCCAGAGCCAGTGCGCTTTCTTGCCGCACTCATTGTCGTTGCCGTGCTGCCAGTATGGCCTCCAGCCAGAGAGTGTTTGTTTGCATCGCACCACCGCAGAACCAGGCGCTGCACGTAATGAGTGCCGAGCTTGGCCATTGGCGAGTTCAGAGCGTTTTGATTCGGCACTCATACGTGAGCTTGGTCGTTAAGCCGCTTAGAATGGTATGTGGTCAGAGTCATCATGTTTGCCAAATCGCAGGCCACAGTCCGGGCACTTCCACCAGTCTTTCTTGATCTTGAGCCAGCCGCGCAGACGGTCGCGCCACGGAGTTTTCACAGCCTCGTCGTAGTCCATGACCATTCCGCAGCGGGTGCATTCCCACGCTTGTAGATCGTTCACTTCATCGTGCCCTTTCCACTTGCACACGAAGCGGCTTAACCACCGGATGCAGCGAACCGGGGGTTCGCTCGGCAGTGAGGGTTCAGAGTTCATAAAGTCTTGGGTGATTCGCCCGGTCGCTGATCCGGGTCGTTCCGCCGCCGGGCGATGCGTTTGGGTTTCTTCGGACGGCCTCCGAGTTTGCCGTTGGCGCGGGATGACCGCGCCTTCGCGGGCGTCGAGACGCTCCCGATGAGCGCCCCGACGTTGATTTCTTTTCCGCAGTGAGGGCAGTTCACTTAATTCCACCTTTCGCGTTGCGCTTCGCCGAGACGACCGTTGAGCGGTCGAGTTGGACGCCATTGTGTTTGACCGAATACCACCCATTGTGGATGCGCTTCACGCCCGCCGCCTTGAGGATTTCGTTGTTGGTCACGCTGTCGCCGAGGTTCTTGTTGGCTTCGATTTGGATGGTCTTCATGTTTTCTTTTAGTGGCTTCGGGTTACTGGCCCTTCGCTCATCTGAAAACACAATAACCTAGCTGTTAGGTTATGCAACAAAAATCGTATTTTATTTCGACCCCGTTGCATTGGTCTTTTGCAACGATTCGGGCCGGACGGCGGAACAAATCGTCGCAGCGAACGCATCGGATGCGTCGCTGGACTCTGCGTTCTGCCGCCAGACGATGCCTGCATCATTCTTGGCGTCTTTCTTTGTGCGAGAGAAGCCACCGTCCCACCACTTACAATTTGCACAAGTTGTCATATCATTTGCGGCTCCTCCCCCGTAGCCCGCGCCACCATCTGCCCAAACAAGGTGAATGCTCCCTGCGCTCCTGTCCCAAGCAAATGTTTGCAAGGCTCCACCGAGAAGTCCTTCTTCTCGTAGCTCGGCTGGACGCGACAGCGGAAATCCGCGCAGGAGCAGCAGCCGTGGCCCCAGAAGGCGCGGACATCAATGATGTAGTCCACCGGCTCCCCTTCACCTTGACACTTGGGACACTTCATCGAGGAGTTCCTCTTGAAGTCGTGTTTGCAGGCCGCGCATTGGAGCTGGTTCTGGCTGGCCACCCGGAATCGGCCCACCTCGTTCGGCTCTGGTCGGATGTCTAGCGTCTGGCTCATAGCGGAAGGGGTAGTTCGTAGTCCTCGGGCCTCATCGGGACAGTCTCAATGGGATTCTTGAACTCAATGTCGGCAGCGTGGTAGAGGGTCTTCATGTTCCTAGCTGGGTGCATCACAGCGATGACAGGAATCTCTACCTGCTGTCTCGCAGCGTGAATCCTCGCGTTGAACGTCAGCTCGACTTCCTTCTCGGCGTTATACTCTTGCTCCGACGCTTCAAGGAAAGCCTTCACGCGGCGAGCTATCCCTTCAAGGTTGTGGAAGACATCATCCCGCTGGCGATACAACTCCAACAGCTCCGCGTCCGAAGCTCTCTGCCGATGAATGAACTGCTTGGCGGGAGGTTGTGGTGGGCGCGTGCTCATGCTGGTGGTCACAAATATGCTACTCAGGTGGATTCGTCAAGAGGGAATTTTAACGGCGTGATGGCCAGTCGCAGTGAATCATTCCACCCGTCTCGTTCAGTCGGCTCACCAGAGAGCGTCCCAGGTGCGCGGTCAGCTCCTCCCGTTCGAGGTTGCTGATGAGCACGGTGTCCTTGCCGTCGTTGTAGCGGAGGTTTCCCAGATGGAACAGCAGGTTGTTCTCCCACTGTGAATCGCTGCGCTTCTCCGTCTCATCCACCACCAGGAGGGATGGTTTGGAGTGCAACGTCACCACGTCCTCCTCGGAAACTTTTGAGTCCTGCCGATAGGTGGCTTTCACCTGCATGAAGAACCCCATCGAGGTCGTGAACCGGGCCGACTTCACTCGCTGCTCCACCTGATGTCGCATCAGCTCGACCGCTAACTGGGTCTTCCCGTTGCCGTTCATGCCGAACAAGACCACCGTGAAGCCTTCCCCGAGGCGATTTATCAGCGCGTCCAACAGCTTCCCCCAAGGCCCATCCTTCACGACCTTGGCTTTCTCGTGGCGGGAAGGGGCACCCCACTCGATTTTCAGGTCGGTGATGGCAGCATGGCGCTGCTTGGCTATGGCGGATGCTCTGGCAGCCTCCCGCTCGGTGGAGGGAATGGCTGCGGTGGCCTGCATTCGCGTCAGGATGGCTTCTAGGGGTTCGGATGGGGTCTTCATGGCGGATTAGAGCTGGAAGTCGCGGGCAACTAGGTCATGGGGTTTGGAGGCGGATTTGGAAGCGGTGGGTGCTGTGGTGGTTTCTCGGCTTGCGTAGTAGGAGTCGAACTTGGTTTTGTTGAACAGCGTTTCTGGTCTTAGGTATTCGCGCATCTTGTCGTCATTCTTCCAAAGCGCGACCTGTCTGCTGACCATTTTCCGAACGCCATCGAGGTCAACACCAGGCTCTTTTAGGCGAGCTGAAATGAAGGCAAGGTTAGCATCGGTATCCCTGAACTTCTTTCCAGTAGCTTCGTTCAGGTGTTCCAACACAGCAGTGGAGTCCACATGATGAGCTTCCAATTTCTTAGAAGCTGCGGGGAGCGAAGCGACTTCAGTTCCCTTCCCTTCAGCTCCCTTCCCTTCTTTCCCTTCCCTTCCATTCTTGGCGGCAAGGTGCGAGATTGCCGCACCTTCCTGCGGCATTTCCGCACCCTCCTGCGCATCCTTGATAATCAGCCAGTTACACTCATTAAGGCAGACTTCCAGTGTGGCTTGGATGATGTCCTCTGGGAGCCTTGTCATCCGCGAAATAGAGGCCGCGTCGTGGGGTTTTTTACCATCCCGCAGGAGGGTGCCGCGAGGGTCGCACCTTGATGCGACTTGCAGAATGGCTATCCAAGCACCGAGGTAAGCAGCCCCGTTGTCGCGGCAAACCAGCAGGGTATAGCCGTCGCCGTCGTGGGAGTTTGGGACCGGCACCCAAGCCATCGCTTTCAGCTCCCGAGTGCGGTTGTTCTCGTAGCGTTCATGCCAGTTGGCGACTTGGTAAATCATACTCCGGGTTCCTTGTCTGAATTAGCGTTTGCGAATTCAATCCAACGAGGCTCTTCAAAAATTGCTTTTTCGTAGAGGTTTAGAAGCACGTCATAAAGCTCCATTGGTGAGTGCTGTATTGCTACGGACATCCATTTCACAAAGTCGTCATGCTTTTTCCCTAGGTGCAACCTTGCTTCATTGCTCAAATCAGAAAGGCGCGGACCTTCATTCCACTTGCACTCCTCGTTCAGCCAAGGGGCTACCCAAGTGCAAATTTCCTCAGGCTTGAATTTCGCCAGCTCGTATTGAGCGTCTCGCATTGCATCCTGAGTCATTTGGTGACACCCAGCGCAAAGGCACCAAAGCGTTGCGTTGTCGTATTCCCAAAGCTCAAGTCCCTTTTCATAGTATCCGTGATGGACGTGGAGCGTTGCCTTGTCGTCGTTGCACGTCTCGCACTTAAATCCCGCCCTGTTCATTATCTCCAGCCGCTTCTTCTGCCAGCGTGGATCTTGGAGTTTCTGCCAGTAGGGTTTGTTCATACAGCCTTTCGGGTTGACCGCCAAAGAAGCCATCCGAAGAGTTCTCGGCGCACAGTCCAGCTTGGAAGCTGAGATTCTTGCCGCAACGGATGGCTACTTTGACGGTCTGATTTTGGCTGCATACTGTGCTTTCTCTCGGAAGGAACTACCTCCGGCCCAATCTCTGGGACACCGCCAAACTACACCGTTAAAGCTGGTTGTAAAGATTCCTTCATCACCCGCTTCTTGGCGGAGGCTCCTGCGTCAATGGCACCGTC